CAGGAAAATTCTTAAGCCCGGTCAAAGAGCCATGCACAGCAACATTACCACTAACAATGTAGCGTATAGGATGCCTATCATGAACCTCGGAAACAAGATCATGTTTACCGAGATAGATAGGATCAAGTACGCCACCTTGTATGGTATACATTGAGTCAAAATGGGAGACAAGAATATCAACATCTTTCTTCAGAAGAGGTGTTGAAACCATCTCTCTATTAGAACCCAATGCAGTGTGCATTCCGATAACAAAAACACCACCAGCAGTTTTAGTCCAAACAAGTGAACCACAATCACCATTCTTGGTGAGTTGGTCACCTACTAATTTACCAAACCACATATTATACGTGCCATTCATGCCATTATCCGACAAAAGCATGTCACGTAAATAGGAGCCACCAATAGAGCGCGTAATATACGAACTCATTGAGCTCTTAGTAATCATGTGGGCAGTTAGTGGACCAACAATACCTAAAGGTACAAGATAAGGTCGTATATCGCGGGCTGGAGGTAAATCCGGTATCACGAACATAGCTATATCTTTAGCTGGTATACTTGAGTAATGGTTTAAGGCAAAAGGAACCTTTTTACCATACACAAGTCCATTAGAGGCGTTTCTAATTATCTCTATATGAGAAATCTCACTACGAAAATAGTGCTCATTTGTGATCCACAATTGGCCACACACAGCAATGGCTTGACCGTCAATAGTCTGACCATCCGTAGTGTATAAGCGCATCTGAGCAACATTTTTGGCAAAAGTTTTCTCAATTTGTTCCGTTGACAGAGATGCCATGGAGATGGACTTTCTATCCATCTCACAATTTGCAATATCTGTGTCAGCGTTGTAATAAACATTCTTCTGAACTTCAGGGGCAGGGGTTGGTGTTGAGACATATTGTCCTTGAACAAGAACCCTATAGCTGCTGTGCCATCTCTTATAGGCCGCACGTATAGCGACGAGAGTAGTAAGGATAGCAGCAAGAGCGTAAGCCTTCCGAAAACCATAAACATGAATTTTAAGACGCTGAGCGAGCATAAGAATACTGATT